ACTACTGCATTTTCTGGACGGTAAACGTCTAAGCCGTATAGTGTATCAGCAGTATATAAAGTTGCTAAGAACTCTTGCTTATACTGAGTTTGTGAACGAACAGCCATTTGCTCGCATAATACAAACGCATCTTTATGCATTAAGATACCTGCTTTAACACCAGTTTCCATAACAGGAGCGTTAGTAGAAACATAGATGTCAACACCGTATAATGTACCGATTTGACCGTTCTGTACAGAGCGACCATCTACAAAGTCTGCAGAGTTATAACGGTCGATACCACGGATTTCGTTAACAGCTGACGGTGGAATTACTAAACAACGTCCGTCCATAGGAACGTTCTGGTCGTCTAGTGCTTGGATAAGGTCACGGAAACCTTTATCGTTAAACGCACCTACATCGGCTGTACCGTCTGCATCATATGCTTCAGCAGCACCAGTAGTTGAATTGAACTGGTAAGACGCTGAATGCACCCATGAAGAACCGTCGCCATCGCCTAAAGACTTACCAAGAGCAAACAAGTCATTGTCTACTTTTAAGCCTAAAGCATAACCTGCATCGTCTGTGTAGAAACGACGTAAGCTATCAAACGCTTGAACATCAGTGATGTCTTCGATAAGACGTGAGTATTCAAAGTGCTTGTCGATAGTGATGATTAATTCATCGTTAGTGTTTTGTTGAATTGTAACAGTATCTGCCGCAGCCTTCTCAGCAGCAACGCCACGAGTTGGTTTAGGGATATGCATTGTGTCACCTTTCTTACCAGTCATAGGCATTTTCTGCACTAAGTTAGCAAGAACAAGTGATTTTTTATATGCTGCAATTACTTCATCAGACCATAGTTCAGGGATAAAGTGAGTTGCATTTGCTTTAGTAACTGTGTTACTGGTGCTAGGAGTTAAGTTAGCCATTTAAGTTTCCTTAGATATTATTAAAAGTTATTTGACTCGCCCTTCTGCATAGGCTTGTCTGATTTCTGATGCTAAACTCTGATAACGTTCAGGGTCTTTAGTCATCAATTCTACAATGTCTGCACGTCTGTAGATTTTCTTTCTGTTTGGTTCGCCACTGCCTTTTGTATTGCCTGTTGAGCCTGACTTAACAGATTGCTTTCGAGCTGTTGCTTCGGTCTTGACGGTAGTGTTAACCATCTCTTGACGTTCTTTCCATGAGGAAAACAACTCATCAGCACTGTCATAATCGTAAGCGTCAGCATTACGTAATAGCTGTGTACGTACCTTTGATTTACCTACCCAGTCAATAAACGCAGCATCACCAACAATCTTAGTGTAGTCAGGATGATTAGCTTTTAGTTTAGCAACAGTTTGTTGTTGCGCTAATTGAGCTGCCATCTCTCTGCTTTGCTTAACCGATGGGTGGTTTTCTAACATCTTTGAGATAGCTTGTTTTGGATTCTCAAAGAAGTCTAAATCATCAACATCTTCCTCTACTTGTGCAGGGGCTTGTTGTTGTTGTGCAATAGTTTGTGTCTGTATAAAGTTATCAACGACTTTACGTAGCTCACCTACTTCAGAAGATTGCTTGCCTAAAAGCTTTTCAGCGTTTTGGTGCATTGCAATAATGTCTTTAACATCCTTACCTTGATATTTCTCAGGTAGTTCTTCTTCGACTGTTTCTTCTTGTTCAGGTTCTACATAGTCTTCGTAGCCTTTTGATTCAGGTTGTTCCTCTACAGGAGTCTGGTCAAAGGTTTCAAAGGTTTCTTCGTTGTAGTCTTCTGGACGACTATCTTCATTTGCCATATTGTATTTCTCCGTACTTTAATAGTATTGTGGAAAGTTAAATGCTTAAGTCTCTAGCCCACGAGATTAATTAAGCGTTGATGTATTATCATAACCTTGAGTAATAAACTCTTCTAGGTTAATCATCATACGTAAAATGGAAAGTTCACCTTGTACTTTATAAAGGTCTTTCTCATCTTTAAGATAACCTATATCGTAAGCGTCAACACGGTCTTCAAGCTCTTCTAAGAACTGTTTCCATCCTTCGCTACGAAATAGGTCAAAATAATTGTTATAATACTTTTCTTCTTCAGTTGTCATGTTGTCCTCCTAGGCATGACGTTGGTATATACTATATATTATAACACACTTTTATTCAAATGTCAAGCTTTTTCTTAAATTATTCTTGACTTTCTTGTGGTGGTGTGCTAGGCGCTTGCATCATAGCAATCATCTGCGCTTCACCTTCACTTGGTTCTGCTACTTGTTTAACAGTTTGAGCAGTCTTCGCAGACTTTTCAGCTATGTCAGCTTCTTGACGCTGTGTCTTTAACGTCAGTTCAGCCAATTTCATACGCTTTTCAAACTCTTTGTCGTCTGCATCACCTTGTTGTATGTTTGTTGACGCTGCTTTAATACGCTGTGTCTCAGAGTTGTACTGTTCCAAACTCGCTTCAACTTGATACTTCTGAGCTCTAGCATTTGCTTCAGCTGCTTGAGCCTGTAGCGCTGCTGCTGTAGCTTGCTCTTTAGCCATCTGTAGCTGTATCTGTTGCATCTGCATTTGCTGTTGCTGTTGAGCTGCTTGCTGCTGCTCTGGCGTAGGCTGTTGAGCCTGACGAATACGCTGTATCATCTCTTCACGATTTGACAAGTTCATATTCTCAACAATACTTTCAATCAGCATTGAATGCGTTGGACTATCAGCAGGCATTGTCTGTAACAATTGAACAAGCTGTGTCACTTCATACTCACGTGCCATCATACCAAGGGTTGACGTAGGAATGAATTTAAAGTCCTGTGCAGGATATAACTCAGGGTTGTACTGCATGTAACGCCAAGCTGTCTTTTGTATCATCGGGAGCAAGAACATTTCTTGGAAATTGATTAGAGTGCGCTTGTGACGCTTTATAATCGCTCCAAGTGACATACTGATACCTGCAGCAGTGGCTTCACCGTTAATGCCTCCTGCCACGCCTGAGGAGTCTACAGCGCCTGTTGCTTGTTGTACCATCTGTTCTAGCTGGCCGGCTTGAGCAAACGTTACTTGTCCTACTTGACCGAAGTTAAATGGTTGTAACACTTCTGCCGGATTACCGTTTGTTAAGAAGATTTTACCCGGGCGTACTTCTGGTTTCATGCCTCGTGGTAGACGTGATGCATCAATAGCCATCATTGGATGGATTGTTAACGCTAGCGCATCAATACGAGCACGTAGTTCTGTGTCAAGAGCTTTCTGTGAATTATAACCTTTCTCGCAAACACCTCTACCCCAGAAACGATTAGGCACAACGTCCCAAGGAAATGCTACGATAGGCCGGTCTTGCATCATGTAAGGGTTTTCTTCAACCTTCATTAGCACACCGTTAGCAATGATAACAATTGCTTCTACGTATTCACTTTCTTCTTCGCTATCTGTTAAATCAACAACCTCTTCATCTTCTTCAGATATAGACTCGTTAAACAAATCACGTGGTACTAAGCCGTAGTATTTAATTAACCTAACTTTATCTTCAGGGTAGTGAGCTAATTCACGGTCTGGTTCTAAGTCTGTGTCTGTGGATGCTAAACCAATATCATCGTCATTATATACACCTTGTTCTTGTAACATCTTAACCTGATGCGTAGGAACAAATTGGTCAACCACACAACCTAAAGCATCGTCTACAGAAGTAGCCACAGGGTCTATAAGGAAGTTCTGTGGTAAGACAGGATTTACTTTAACAACAAAGCGGTCTTGTATCTCAACACCAACAGCCTGCATAGCACCTTCCATAATAGGCTGTGTAGTTGGTTTCATCTCTTTAACTTCTTCAATAACCAACTCACCGATACCTGTACCGTAAATAGCACCGTTAAGAATACACTCAGCTACTGTCTTACGTGTTTTAGTGAACGCAAAGTCTTCTTGCAGTTGTGTACGTACTTGCTGGATGTCTACAGGGTTTTGGTCTGCTACATCGTCACGTATGTCAAACCACTTACCACGTCCAAACGTTGCTTCTTCTACCTCGGCTACTGAGCTTTCTACTGCTTGCTGTAACGCAGGAGCAATAAGCTTAGAACGTTCTGATTCACGTAAGGTGTCAGAGCCATCCCATATACCACGCCACAGACGGAAGTATTCCTCATGCTTTTCTTGATAGTTGGATTCGTAGTGGTCTCGCCACTCTTCGCACTTGTCCATCACCCATGATTCTAGGTTTTGTCCAATCATAAAATCTTCGTAATCTGCCATTCTATTGTTCCTGTTTTGGGTTGAAGGCTGCTAGGGGTGTATCTTTTTTATAACCACCTTCAGCGTATTTAAGGGCTTCTTCTTTTTTAGAAAACGGTAAGTAGTTATTTGTTCTTAGGTTATATTGCATTGCCATTTCATTATCTTTAAATTCATAAAGCTCACCTGTAGGTAACATTACAATTTTAGGGAATACAAACCAATTACCGTCAGCATCTCTTTCAGCCGCCATTCGGTGAGTAGAAACACTACCATCTTCATTCTCTATAAAAGGATACTTGTCAGGATTATTAATTCTATCAATAAACTCTGGCTCTTTCTTTTTATTCATTTTAATATCCTGCTATAAGGTCTAAAGGTTCAAAGTCTTCTTCCATATCAATCAAATCACTGTGATAT